GGGGAAAGGTCAGAGCCCCACAAACAGGTGTATAAACAAATAACCTACTTCCAAGTCTTGGCTGTGACGAACTCACATGATGTTCAAGATTAGATGGAACCACTAAACAGGTTCCGTCTGACTGAAACAATCTACATGATGCTAAAAATTACTTCGTAATTATAACTTCTATATAATCTAAAAAGAAAGTGGTGTTTGAGCGATAGCGATAACACAAGTGAACGCAGTTCACTTCTTAGTACACATTAATGTAGATCAGGATCACGTCCAAAACCACGTTTAACAGCACTTACATCTATCTCTTTAACTTCGTAATCTTTTTTAGGATTGTTTTGTTTGAGCATTGAAATACAGATATCAACTTCTTCGCGAGAATTGAGCGTTTCGATATCTGACTTTTCAACTATTACATACTTTTTAATCATAACAGATTTATTTAGATCTCGATTTTATAATATAAAACTACGCTATTTGGTTTCTGATACCTTATGACTAGGTAATTAATAAATAACAATATGAAAATAACTGATCTTGCAACTGAATCAACCCTACAAGAGGCTCCATATGGGTTTGGAGCAAAGGCCGCAGACACATTAAAAGGTCTAGTGCCTGGTGTTGGCAACACTTTAAAAGGAGTCAAGCAAACAGCAGACGCTCGCAGGGCATTGGGCGACTTTATGAACACTGTAAAACGCGAATACAGTCAAGACATGAAGTTAAGTAAACTGCCTACCACACAAAAAACACTTATAGATTGGTTACAGAAAAAATATCCTTTTGCTGACTACAAAGCAGAGCCGGAAAAACAACAGCCAACTGATAATGCAACTGATAATGTTTCAAACAACAACAAAGACGGTGCAACTGATCAAAATAAAACTACACCCGGGCAAGATAATACTGGATCTGACGGTGGCCAAGGTGAATATAAACCAAAAGTAGGTGAACCTATCACATACACAAGTCAAAAAAATCCCGACGGTGCAACTGCAATCGTAAAAGGAATCCTACCCAATGGTAAAATTCAACTGTTTGCCAAAGGTGCAACATTTGCCATGGATGCAGATGCTGTTACAGGTCCTGCAGATCTCAAAGATCGCAAAACCCAAGACATATTAAAAGGAGTCAAGGACCAAGCCAAAAACAAAGATGCTGATCCTGAAGTAGTAAGTGCCGCTATGGCATACGATGCTTGGGCATTACAAGAAGAATTTGAATCACAGTATCGTACTATCACCGAAGAAGAACAACCTATCAGCGGTAAACAAGTGGACAGCACAATTAACAATTATGTAACACAGATGTACAGTGCAGGGGCTATTCAAATTGACCCTAAAGATCCAGAAAACATTAAACATCTAGGAAAACAATTCAAAGCAGGCGCGGCGGCTGTTGACAAGGCTGGCGATAAGTTTAAGAAAATGTGGAACAAAGGCGGACTAGATAGTAATCTTGACGATAAAGAAAAAGGTTCCGATGATAAAAAACAAAGTCAAGATGCTAAACAAGGACTATCTTCTTTACGCAGTGGATTAGGTCTTAAAAATCCTCAACTAGCACTGTCAGGCATGAATAAAGTTATGAGCGATCAAACACCAAGTGCTAAAGAACGTGAAGCAATGCAACCTCTTATAGGATTTATGATGAATGCATTAGCCAACGATCCTGCAAAACTAAGACAGTTAGTAAGCAAATACAAAAACTAATTTAATTAAAGGATTACTTGTCCAGTTTCTTTGGACATTTCAATATTTCTTTTGACCATTTCACTCATGCTTACTCTTTCATCATGAGTTGTATTATAAGCATCTTCTAGATTGAGACCACCACGCATATACCAACATAGACTCACAAGGGTATCTACTATTTCTCTGCTTTCTTTATCCATTTTCTGGACCAGGTCTTCGATTTGAGAAAGAGAGAGGGAGCCTACCTGGAAACGAAAAAATTTGCTTGATCAAACATGATCGGAATTTGCGTTTCTGATGGTGCACCATTCTTAACATGAATATCAGGCACCTTAACAGATTGTGGCTTAACTTCAAACTTGGCTCTTTGTGCATCAATGTGTTTTGCAATAACGTCAAACTCTTCTGCTCCAAGTGCATCAAGAAAACTTGCAATTTTTTGTGGATTTGTTTCTTCGCCTTCGGGGGTTTTAATTGCAACAACTTGTTTTGCAACTCCGTGAAGTCTTGTAGATGCTAGTTTTTTAAATCCTTCTTTGAAAACTCTAAGTTTTTCTTCTTCGCTAAGTTTATCGTCACCTAGTACTTGAGCCATACGTTGAGTTTCGAGTGTTTGCTGATATAATTCTGTTTGATGTTTGTATGTTAAAGGAACAATATGGAATGTTAAGTCACCAATGTGTATATCGTTTTCATATGTGTGTCCTTGCAATTGATCAAGAACAGTACGTAAATCAATTTCAGACTCCATTTCTTCGTTTACAACTGGGATGTTAAATCCAGCAGTCATTTTTTCACCGTATGTTGCAATACGAATAGCAACAATAATAGCATCAATATCAATCTGCGGAATACTCCATGGATCGTCAATCAAAGGACAGCAATTTTTAATCATCTGTACTGTTGCTTCACCGTTTAATAATGCATCAGGAGTTTTAAGTCCTAGTTCATCTTTTGCAGTCATTGAATATATCGGAAGTTCTCCCGAACCTGATTTCTCCATAGGATTTTCGGCGTAAAAACGCCCACCGCTCGGCAGTGTGAGATAGATTTTTGGTTGTCTAGCGTATTTGGCTAAAACATCCGTTGGTTTATTGATTTGATTTTCCATAGTTTTCCTTGTACATAAATAACATTATATTAATACTTAACGTGTTTATTTATATGCGTACTTTATGGGGATTTTAAAAACATGGCAGTAACCGTTGATATTCCGGATTTAGGACCAGTTCAAATTAATGGAGCGGCAGAAGAAGCCACAATGAAGGCCATTTTGGCCGAATTAAAGCGTGGAGGAGGAGGCGCCGGTAATAATGCTGGAGGCGGAGCCGGTGGTGGTATTGGTGGTACTGTTGGATCAGTACTTAAATTAGGAAAGACAATTAACCCACTAGCCAAAGGATTTGGACTAATCACAGGTACTCTTGGTACTCTAGGACGAACTACTCAAAGACTAGCACAAGGATTTGCAGACACTGTTGATGTATTTGCTAAAGGCAGACCAAGCGTAACAGACTTTTCAACTACTCTAGCAAACATGGTGCCGGGAGTATTAAAGCCATTTGCAAATGCAATTAACAGTATTATTAAACTATTATACGGCAACTATACAACATTTCAAGATCTTACTAAAACAGGTATTGCACTTGGTGACAAGATAGGATCATTACAAAGTGACTTTACTGCTCTTGGGTTGCAAAGTAAAGAAATTGGATCAGCACTTGGCGCTCAATCAGATGGATTAGCAAGTTTAGGAACTGCAACTAGAGGTGCAAATGTTGCACTAAGCATGTTAAAGAATATTACTGAGGAAGAGTCAAAGCAATTACAAACATACGGAATTAGTATTGCTGAACAAGCAGAAGCACTAGCAGAATATGCAGGACAAAACGCATTAGGTTTAAGAATGCGTACCACAGATGAAGCACAACTATTAAAATTAAGTGTTGACTATCAAAAAAATCTAAGAAGATTGAGTGAGATAACAGGTCAACAAGCAGAAGATATTGCACAAGGTATGGCAAAAGCAAACATGAATGAAAACTTCCGATCATTCTTGTCCGGACTTGATGGTGCCACCCGAGCAAGAATGGAAAGTATTATCAATACTGCTGAAGCAGGATTTGGCGACGCTGGTCGTGAAGCGGCAATGGCGGCAATACTTGGAGTTGGTCCAGTTACTGATCAAGCGGCAATGCTGTCATCAACAATGCAAGGATTTAATTCAACAATACAAAGTTCTGTTACCAGTGCAAGAAGTTTCAACGGTACACAAAGTGATTACAATAAAATGTTGATCGGAAACTTTAGAGGTCTAGCAAATGCAAATGCTGGATTTATTCAACGTACTTCGCAAATGGGTGCTGTATTAGGAATGACAGGAGACGCAACCGGACAAACATTCTCAGAGATTGCAAGATTTGGTAGAATATTTGGCGGCACACTTGAAGAAACTGAAAGCAATCTAGGAAATCTTGATGCGGCCGGTAATGCTATGATTAACACAGAACAGGCCATTGCTAGATTCCGTTCTCAATTAATGAACATTGTTGGATTGATTGGAGAGACGATGGCACCTGCATTAGAAGACTTTGCAAAATACTTAAATGGTCCTGGTATAAAAGCAATTGAAGATTTTGTAGGAAGATTAAAAACAGATTTAAATCCGTTTACAGAAGAAGGTAGAGCAAATATTCTAGCCGGACTAATGGATCTTATTAGAAATATAGGTAAAGCACTGTCTGATGCTATTAGAGGAGGCGGATCTGCAACACTCGGTAATGTTGCTACAGGCGATACTATATCATCCGGCTTCATCACCGGCGCCTTAGGAATCGGCGCAGGTATAGACAAAGATAGTTTTAGAAATCAAGCAGGTGCAACCGGTACAGGCCGCGGCGGACTAATGGGGTTAATAGATAATAGTTCTTTTGGTATCGACGGTTATCTTGCAAGTGTATATAAAGAACTTGAAGGCCAGTATGCAGGTAAACCCAAAGAAGCAAAAAAAGCGTTATTAGATGCAATAGAACAATATATTAACAGCAATTATCAAGGCGGCGATCTAGATGTAATGAAAAAATTCCTTGAAGGTACAATTACAAGTAAAGTTAATGCACTTCCTGAATTTAATAAAGGTACTTTAGGAATGGGCTCGTTATTCCAAAATTTTGGAAAAGGTACTCCGGCAATGTTACACGGTGAAGAAGCAGTTGTTCCAAAAAATTCACCAATGGGTGGAATATTAAACATGATGCAAGGTGCTATGGGTGACATGAAAGGCTCGATGAAGAACGGCAAAATGGATATAGGTTCTATGATCCAAACTGCACAGACACACGGAGCCAAAATAGATGCTTATGCACAAGAAAATGCAGGTGCTATAAAAAACCAAGGCCGCGGAATGGTAAAGAATATGACCGGTTTGAGTGATGAACAACTTGACAAGATGGAGGCTGAGAGTGTAAAATCAAAACAAAAGTCTTCATCGTCAACATCGGTAAATAACTTTAATAACGGTACAGGGGCCAAATTAGACAAATTAATTAGCGTAAACACTCAAATGCTTGATGAATTACGCAACATGTAAGGATAATAAATGAGTTGGAAAAAATATTTCACAGAAGTACCTCAAGATACATCTGGTAAAACAAGTCCTATAACAGGAAGCGGTCCTGGACCAGCAAGAACAAACTATTCAAGTTACTTGCCTGATGTTTATACTGGTCATCCTAATCGTATTGAAAGATACAATCAATATGAAACTATGGACATGGACAGTGAAGTTAATGCCGCACTTGATATCCTTGCTGAATTTTGTTCACAAAAGAATGAAGAAAACAGAACACCTTTTACTGTAAAGTATAAGCACCAAAGCACAGGTGCTGAAACAAGTATCATTAAGAGTTATTTGCAACAATGGTGTGATAACAATAATTTTGAAAGACGTATTTTTAAAATTATACGTAACGTATTCAAATACGGCGACTGTTTTTTTGTAAGAGATCCAGAAACTTTTAAATGGTTACATGTTGATTCATCTAAAGTTGATAAAATTATTGTAAACGAAAGTGAAGGAAAAGAAGCAGAACAATATGTAATTAGAGATATTAATCCTAACTTTCAAAATTTATCCACAACACAAATTAATGCAAACCAAGGCAGTGGTCAAGTAGATTATACGACTAGCGGCGGAAGTTTAGGTAGAGGTTATGTAGGTGGCGTAAATCAAAGTGCAGGAACAAGATTTAGTGCAACTGAAAATCAGTTAGCGATTGATGCGAACCATATGGTGCATCTAAGTCTAAGTGACGGATTAGATAGAAACTTTCCGTTTGGTAATTCACTATTAGAAAGTGTATTCAAAGTTTACAAACAAAAAGAATTATTAGAAGATGCGATTATTATATATCGTGTTCAGAGAGCACCAGAAAGACGTGTGTTCTATATTGATGTAGGTAACATGCCAACCCACCTTGCTATGGGATTTGTTGAAAGAGTAAAAAACGAAATTCACCAAAGACGTATTCCTAGTTCAACAGGCGGCGGTACTAATGTTATTGATGCCAGTTTTAATCCATTATCAATTAACGAAGATTACTTCTTCCCACAAACAGCAGAAGGTAGAGGATCTAAAGTTGAAACACTGCCAGGCGGTACTAACCTAGGCGAAATTGATGACCTTAAATTTTTTACTAATAAATTATTTAGAGGTTTACGTATTCCAAGTAGTTACTTGCCAACAGGTGCAGACGACAGTGCCGCACAATATAACGATGGTAGAGTAGGTACAGCATATATTCAAGAATTAAGATTTAACAAGTACTGTGAAAGACTACAAAATTTAGTAAGTTACGTATTTGACAGAGAATTTAAAATGTTTTTGCATGCCAAAGGTGCAAACATTGACAATGATTTATTTGATATTGAGATGAACCCACCGCAAAACTTTGCGGCATTCAGACAAAGCGAAATGGATAATTCTCGTGTTAACACGTTTGCGTCAGTACAAGAAGTTCCGTATATGAGTAAACGTTTTGCACTTAAACGCTTCTTGGGATTAAGTGCAGAAGAAATGGCAGAAAACGAAAAAATGTGGCGTGAAGAAAACAGCGACGAAAGTATTAACAATCAAAGTTCAAGCACAGAGATGAGAGCGGCAGGTGTTACACCGGGAGGAATTTCGGGAGACTTAGGAGATTTAGGATCTACTGAACCCGGAGAAGGTGCACCACAACCTGAAACTGATATAAGTGCTACAGCAGATGATACTTCAGCACCACCGGCATCCCCAGCCAATGAACCAGCACAATAAGGTAAATAATATTATGTTGCTAAAAGAGTTTTTTTATTTTGATAAAGATGGTAAATCATTCGGTGATGATAAACGATATTCAGCCGATAGAGATATTTCTGTAGTTAAAAGCGATGATACACGTAAAACAAGATTAACTTTAGAACAACTGAATCAAATTAGACGCACATCAGAAGCAAGAGAATTAGAACAAGCAAAAGAACTTGAGTTTGTTAAAATGATGTATGCTCAACCTTCTCAAGATCAAGCCGTTTAGATTTCATAAAATTTAAATAACAGTATGAAACGCACAGCCTTCGTTATCGGCAACGGTACATCACGCAAAAAGTTTAAATTAGATACACTTACAGGAAACGGAATAGTTTATGCCTGTAATGCTGTATATCGTGATGGATTTTATCCTGATTATCTAATAGCAGTTGATCCTAAAATGATTCATGAAATGGTTGCTAACAATATACAATATGATTGTTCTGTGTGGACAAACTATAATAAAGCATACGAAAAATATGTAGGATTAAACTATTTTACACCTAACAAAGGCTGGAGTAGTGGACCAACTGCATTACACAAAGCAATAACAGACGGGTGTGAAGACATATACATACTAGGATTTGATTTTGTAGGATTAGATAACGGTGCTAGAGTAAACAACATATACGCAGGCTCAAAGAACTATAAAGGCGCACACGAACCAGCAACTTACTACGGTAATTGGCTTAGGCAAACAGAAACTTGTGTTAAAACTAACACAGATAGGCAGTTTATACGAGTTGTAAAAGAGGAGGATTTTGCTCCTACACAGTTCAATTCGTACAAAAACTACAAAACCATCACTTATAAACAGTTAAATAAGATACTAGATAAGTAAATGATATATGCAAAAACGCAATTTTACCACCATTTCAACCGGTATTACTGGTTTTTTTGTAAATAATACTGAACAGCCTTGCCTATATACTGTTTAATTAGAAATTAAAGGAGAAAAATACAATGTCTAACAAATTTGAACAATTATTAGATCTTCTTGTAAACGAAGAAAAGGATAAAGCAGAAGCATTATTCCACGATATCGTTGTTGAAAGATCTAAAGAAATTTATCAAGGATTAATTGAGTCTGAAGAAAAAGCAGACGAACAAGAAGTTGAAGAAGCAACAGAAGAGTCGAAAGACGAAGACACTGTTGAAGAAACAACAGAAGAAACAAAAGAAGACGAAAAAGTTGACGAATTCGTTGAACCAACAGATGCTGAATCAATTGAAGAAATTGGTGGCGATGCCGCTGACGATATGATTAATGATATCGAAGCAGACACAGATGGTGAAATGGATAAAGATTTTGATGCAGACGGTGAAACTGATGACAAAGAAGAAGAGTTAGAAGACCGTGTTGTAGACCTTGAAGACGCACTTGACGAACTTAAAGCAGAGTTTGACGCTATGTCAGGAGATGACAAAGAAGAAGACGAAGCAGAAGGCGAAGAAGAGATGGGCGACGACGAAGGCGAAAAAGAATCAGTAAACGCTGAACTTGCTACTGAAGAAACTGTTGACGCAGAAGAAGCAGTAGAGGAGGAGCAAAAGGATAAATCCGCTGGCGAAACTATGCGTGAATACGTAGAAAAAGTTTCTGCTCCTGCAAACAAAGAAGGCGCTGATCACACTACGAGTCCAGTAGCATCGAAAGGTGGCAAAGACTCAGGTGCTGATGGTAAAAACATCGCACAAAGTAGTGAGGAAAAGGGCGGTAAGGCTCCAACAGTAAAGGACATGGGAAAATCTTTCGAGAATGAACCAGGTGCGAACGCTGGGGATTCTTTTAAGAAAGCATCTGCACCGAAAAGTGCTGAATAATTGTTAAGGAGAAGGCCACATGGCTTACTTACGTGAGAATTTGACATTTGACCAAGCACAGGTCACCCTAGAGTCTAAGGGAGAAGGAGACAAGAAAGATCTTTATCTCAAAGGCATTTGTATTCAGGGTGGTGTCAAGAACGCTAACCAGCGTGTTTACCCTGTTTCCGAAATAGGCAACGCTGTTAAGACTCTAAAAGATCAAATCTCAGGCGGTTATTCTGTATTAGGTGAAGTAGATCACCCAGATGATTTAAAAGTAAACTTGGACCGTGTGTCCCACATGATTACTGATGTGTGGATGGACGGTCCAAACGGTTTTGGCAAGATGAAAATTTTGCCAACTCCAATGGGTAACCTAGTTAAAACAATGCTAGAAAGCGGAGTTAAATTAGGAGTATCCAGCAGAGGTAGTGGAACTGTTAATGAGTCCGATGGACAAGTTAGCGAATTTGAGATTATCACAGTTGACGTGGTAGCACAACCTAGTGCCCCTGGTGCATATCCTACTCCAATCTATGAACACTTTATGAACACACAAGGTGGTTATGGTGCGATTAGGGCGGCTCAGGAAGTATCGCAAGATGCTAAGGCGCAAAAATACTTGCAAGAGCAAGTACTAAGAGTCATAAAAGGCTTGCAGTAACAAAAAGGAGAAAACACGATGAGTGACGTATTTAATAAACTTTTTGAAACCGGATTAATCAGTGAAGAGGTGAAGAGCCAAATTACTGGTGCATGGGATCAAAAAGTTAAAGAGCACCGCGATAGTGTTACTGCTGAACTACGTGAAGAGTTTGCTAGTCGTTACGAACATGATAAATCAAACATGGTCGAAGCGATTGACAATATGGTATCAGAGCGTTTGGAAAAGGAAATGGCTGAGATTGCTGAAGATAAGAAAGCACTTGCTGAAGAGCGTGTTGCTTACAAAACTAAAGTAACTGAGCATTCTAATAAACTGCAAGAGTTTGTGCTCCGCCAGTTGACCAAAGAAATTGGAGAGTTGAATGAAGACCGTCAAAAAGTTTCAGAAAACTTTTCAAAACTCGAAGACTTTGTTGTTAAACAACTAGCGAATGAAATTGCAGAGTTCGCAGATGACAAAAAAGACCTTGCTGAAACTAAGGTACGTTTAGTATCCGAAGCAAAAGCAAAAATCAATGAACTTAAATCTAAGTTTATTGAAAAAACTGCTAAAGTGGTTGAGTCCGCTGTTAATAAAAACTTAACAAAAGAAATTACTCAACTTAAAGAAGACATTAGTGCTTCTAGAGAAAACCACTTTGGGCGTAAAATATTCGAAGCATTTTCTAATGAATATAATGGTTCATTCTTAAACGAGAAATCAGAGACTGCAAAGTTAATGAAACTTGTTGCTGAAAAAGACCAAGCGTTAGAAGAGGCTAAGAAAGCAATCACAGAGAAGGACACCCTTGTAGAATCTAAGGAAGCATTAATTGCTAAAGCCGAAGATAAAGTTGCAAGAGTTCAGGTGATGAACGAGTTGCTATCCCCACTAGGCAAAGACAAGCGTGAAGTTATGTCTGAACTATTGGAGTCGGTTCAAACTGCAAAGTTGAACACGGCATTCGAAAAGTATCTACCGGCAGTGATGGCAAAAGCAAACACTAATAAAAAGGCACAAGTAATTACAGAAGGCACAGAAGTCACAGGCAATAAAGAAGAAGTTAAGGTAGAAACTAATTCGAACTTAATTGATATCCGCAGATTAGCGGGATTAAACTAAAAAGGAGAGACAAAAAATGTCAGATATAATCAACGAAAACTGGCAGGAAACTAAAGGCGCTTTACTTGAAGGCTTAAACGGTCACAAGAAAAGTGTAATGGACGTCACTCTCGAGAACACTCGCAAGTATCTCGCTGAGGCGGCTTCTAGTGGTGCAACATCCGCAGGGAATGTAGCAACTTTGAACCGAGTTATCCTTCCAGTAATTAGACGTGTAATGCCAACTACAATCGCAAATGAGATTGTTGGTGTACAACCAATGACGGGACCTGTTTCACAGATCCACACTTTAAGAGTACGTTATGCAGAAACTTTTGATACAGCAACAGCAGGCGAAGAAGCGTTAAGCCCATTCAAAATTGCTGAAGGGTATTCAGGTAATGCAACTACTAATGCGGCAGACGCGACTGCGGCTTTAGAAGGTAGTGCTGGTAAAAAAATGTCAATTCAAATCTTAAAACAAGCAGTAGAAGCGAAAACTCGTAAACTATCTGCACGTTGGACATTTGAAGCGGCACAAGACGCACAAGCACAACAAGGAATCGACGTGGAAGCGGAAATCATGGCGGCTTTAGCACAAGAAATTACTGCTGAAATCGACCAAGAAATCTTAGCATCACTTCGTTCATTAGCATCAGTTGAAGAAACTTACAACCAAGCGGCTGTAAGTGGTACAGCAACTTTTGTTGGTGACGAACACGCGGCTCTTGCAGTTCAAATCAACAGAGTAGCAAACAAGATCGCTCAGCGTACAAGACGTGGTGCTGGTAACTTTGCAGTTGTAAACAATCAAGTATTAACTATGTTACAATCTGCAACTACATCAGCATTTGCTCGTACAACTGAGGGAACTTTTGAAGGTCCAACAAATACTAAATTTGTAGGAACTTTAAATAACTCATTGAGAGTATATGTAGACGCATACAAAGCAGATGCAACTACAGGTACTGACAACGACGCTTGTTTAGTAGGTTACAAAGGAACATCAGAAGCGGATGCGGCGGCGTTTTATTGCCCATACATTCCACTAATGAGTTCTGGTGTTGTACTTGATCCGTCAACTTTTGAGCCAGTAGTAAGTTTCATGACTAGATATGGATATGTTGAGTTAAACAACACAGCATCATCTCTAGGAAATGCGGCAGACTACTTAGGTAAAGTTGCGATCAACGCGGCAAACGTATCTTTCTCATAAGAGATTAATACAACTAAAAAGGGCGGTATTTATATCGCCCTTTTTTAATGGCTGTTGTACCACATAAATACAACACAATGGAACAATTAAAAACATCATTAGATTGGCAAGACATTGAAAAAGAACTAAGACAATTAGGAAAGTCTTCTCCAGAATTTAAATTTAATATTATAAAGTTTTGTGCAGGAATATCCAGCGAAGTTCGTAAACTGTCAGACATTGAAATAGATATTAGACGACGACCTAGCGATATGTTGTTAGTTAAACATAGAGATCAAGCCAACAAGATTAATGATGCTATCAAACTATTTTCTCAAACTCATCTACTACATTTGTTTTCCAAGGTTGACTAAATAATATTGTCATTTTAGGAGCCTCATTAATGAGGACTTATGCGGATATCCACCGCGTAGACCTTAGAACGGCAATGATTAAACAAAGGAGAAAATCATGGGAAGACCACTTAATAAAAGATATTTTGGCACAACTGCTCTTGGAGGCGATGAGTCAAATGAAGAAAACTTATCTGTTTCTGTTAAAGTAGGATCAAATACGGCAACTGATTTAGGTATCATTTTATCACAACGTTCAGAAACTAAATTCAAAGTTGATGATAATCCAGCCGGCACTGGTAACGAAGGTATTTGTACACTAGTTAATAAAGCAACAGCGGCACTAGCGGATAACGAAATGTCACTGCAAGGCTTTATTGCTGGACAGAAGGCTGTATATATTCGTAAGGTACAAAACCGTACAATGACTGATTTTGATAACAATCGTTATACATGGGCAATTGAAGACGATTCAACATCAAACATTCTTGTTTTAACAGCAATTTAATTGCTATACTGGAAAGGGCAAACTTGCTTTGCCCTTTTCTCTTGACTAAATAATACTATAACGTGTTAGGAATTACTAAAAATGGCTGTTGACGTATTAAAATTATCTGGTGATTACAAGGTTGTAACTGCGGCAAGCGGTACAATTACCTTGGATACAGGAGTTGAAAAAGGTGAAGTAGTTGTTACAGGAAATTTAACTGTACAAGGAAATACCACTACAGTTAATACTGCAAACTTAGATATTGAAGATAATATTTTGCTTTTAAACAAAGGTGAAACAGGTGCAGGAGTAACCTTAACTACAGCAGGACTTGAAATTGAACGCGGACCAAACGATTCAAATGCAACATTACTATGGGACGACAGCAAAACTTATGTACTACCAAATGGTGGTACTGGTACAGGAAGTTTTACTTTTAAGATAGGAAACAATCTATCTGCAATTAGAACACATTTTATTACTACCGAAGGTGAAGATTTAGTACTACTAGGCGGCGATGCTCCTAGTGGCAAATTGAGTGTTAGAGGAACAACTAATTACGAATCTGGACTAACAGATGATGACATTCCAAACGTCAAATATGTTAACGAAGCATTTGAAACTATTGCTATTCCAGTTATTGCTAGAGGCAACACAGACGTAAGAGTACAAGATTTACAAGAAGGCGATGCTTCTTCAAATATTACAGGAAGAGTAGACGGAGTAACCCAGTTATTAATTAATAATGATAGAATTGAACTAGGCTCATTAACCATAGATGATAACACAATCCGACCTACAACATCAAATAGTGAACTAATTTTACAAGCAAATGGTACAGGAACAGTAGTAATTGATGATGTATTATCGATTGCTAATCCTGTAGGAAGTGCACCAGCAGGTGATACTGGAAGATTAAAACTGTATGTTCAGTCAGAAGGTGGTGGTGGTACTGGCCTATTTTTTGTAAATAACACTAGTCGAGATGAGATAACTAGTAAAAAGAAAACAATGCTTTTTAGCATGATATTTTAGGATAAAAGATGGCAATTACAAATTCGTTTATTGATGCAACGTTTACAACTGTTTATACATCGTCTGGTGATACAGCAATTACAACTATGATTTTCTGTAATTATATGGACGCTGATAATATTCCAGGTGATCAAACACTAACAGATGCTGATACATTTTTAGATTTACATATTGTTCCAAATAGCGGAAGTGCAACTGATGAAAATAAGATTTTACATCAACTTAAAATTCCAGCAGGTGAAACATTTATTATGGATACTGAAAAATTTGTATTAGGAAATGGTGATAGGATTATAGCACAAACTACTTCACCGGCAACTGTATCAGTAACAGTATCAACTATAGTGGTGTAATTTATGAGATTTGTTAAGCAACAACAATTGAATAAAAAGTTAATCTATGACAAATCTGTGTTCGTAGGTATTGATGGTGCTGTGAGTTTTGAAGGCGGTGCCGGCGGATTAGTATTAGGTGGCGGCGAAACTGGAGAACGCGGCGTTGCAAGTAACGGGCAAATTCGATATAATACAACCACTG